ATGAAACCCGAGCACAAGCGCATGTCGCGCATGCTCGGCTATACGCTGACGCTTGGCACCCCCGATGCCTGGTCCGATTTCCGTTTCGTCGCGGTAGCCCGGATGACCAAAGCCGAGCGGGCGATGCTGGCCTGTTCGGCGCTCACCTCGCTCGATGCTGACACCGCGGCGATGACCGCCGCCGCCGCCATTGGCGCGACCGGCAGCCCCTTGCCCGCGTTCCTCGGCGGCATGGACGACGCCCGGTCGTGGGCGTCTTGGGCCTCGCGCAATGAGCTGAAGGCCTATGCGCTGGCCGCGTTCGAGGCGATGACGCCCAAGGATCAGGCGGCGTTCTTCCATCACATCAGCAATATCGAGGTGGCCGCATGAACGTTTCCGCCCTTCTTCCTGCTGCGAAGTTCCATGCGCGCATCGACTTCGCCGATGATGACGCCGACCTGCTGCTGATGCTGGCGGCGGCGGCTGGCGATGTCGCCCACGCGGCGGAATATACGCTACCCGAGGATGCGGGCGATCTGCCCGATGACCTCAAGCTGGCGATCCTCGATCAGGCGGCGATGCTGTTCGATGCCCGCGGCGGCAGCACTGAGCGACCCGTGGGCCTGTCCCTCGCCGCGTCCCGTATCGTCGCGCGATATCGCGGGGTGGCGATATGACCTCGCTGGAACTGGACGAAATGCTGACCCTGCGCTGGCCCGGTGTGGTGCGCCGGGTGATGGGCGACCTCGACGCGAATGACTTCGTGAGGGGCTTCGTGCGCTCGATCGCGAAGCACGGCAAGCGCCCGGACTGGCAACCGACCGCCAAGCAAGAGGCGATCATGCGTCGCCTGCTGACCGAATACAGCGGCCCGCAGGATCCCGAGTTCAATCCGATCGAGGGGGACTGAGGAAAGAAGAAAGCCCACCGTTGGCGCGGTGGGCCGATGTGCGCGGGACGGTTCAGACGGTGGCCGCTCACATTGAAGGAAGCATACCACGGGGTGGGGTCAGATGCAAAGGGCAGTCCGAAAGACCGAAGCCCGACCCCCCGCACAGCGTTCGAGTGCGGAAAGTAGCGGTCAATTCTCTGGCGAAGGACGCGCGCACAGAGAGGCCCTAAGCGGCGGCCCGGCTCCGGCCAGCAAGATCGCGGTGGGCATAGGGACAGCCACGGCCAAGCGCTGTGGGCTGTCGTCCTATGCCCATCACAACAACCCTCACCATCCAGCAGGACGGTGGAATTTAGAGAGGAAGGCAAAACGATGATCGACCACGCCGCAGCCGCGGGCGACCTGTTCGGGGAAACTGGTCCCAATGCCCCCAAAGCTGCGGGACAGAGGACCGGGGGCGGGAGTGTTCCTTTCTCTCTCCTGAAAAAAATCCGGGGAAAATCGCAGGCGATCCGCGCAATCCAGTTTTTGGGCCTTTTGTGCGTTCCCGAGGGGAAAAAGGCCGGAAAACCGCTGAAACTGGCCGATTTCCAGCGAAAATTCGTGAAAGGCGCTCTCGCGAAGAAAGTCATGGTCGGGGTGCTGTCGATCGGGCGCGGCAATGCGAAAACCGCACTCTCGGCAGGTCTGGCGCTGGCTGAACTGGTGGGGGCGCTTGAAGAACAGCCGCAACCCAAGCGGGAAATCATCCTCGCAGCCCGAAACCGCGATCAGGCCCGCACCGCATTCAACTTCCTTCTCGGCTACATCCAAGGACTGCCCGATGCGGATCAGGGCCAGTTCATCGTCCGGCGCGGCTCCAAGCTGGAAGTGGAATTCGCTGGCAACGGCGGTGGTCTGGCGCGGGTGATCGCGGCTGATGGCAAATCCATTCTCGGCGGCGCTCCGACGCTGGCGATCATGGACGAACGGGCGGCATGGGAACGCGAGAAGGGCGACAACCTCGAAAACGCGATCCTCTCCGGCCTCGGCAAGCGTGACGGGCGGGCGCTGATCATCTCGACCTCGGCCCCGGACGATGCCAACACCTTCTCCCGCTGGCTCGATGATCCGCCGCCTAGCACCTATGTTCAGGAGCATCGCCCGGCGTTCGGCCTGCCCGCCGATGATCTGGACAGCCTACTCATTGCCAATCCCGGCGCGACCGAGGGAATCGGCGCGACCCCGGAGTGGCTGGTGTCGCAGGCGCAGCGCGCAATCGCCCGTGGCGGCTCGGCCCTGTCCAGCTTCCGCAACCTGAACCGCAACGAGCGGGTTTCGACCGAGGATCGTTCGGTGCTGGTCACGGTTGACGAATGGATGAGCGCCGAAGTCTCGCCCGACGATCTGCCCGAGCGCGAAGGCCCCTGCATCCTCGGCGTGGACCTCGGCGGCTCTCGCAGCATGTCGGCGGCGGCGTTCTACTGGCCGGAAACCGGGCGGCTGGAAGCCCTCGGCACTTTCCCGGCAACCCCTTCCCTCGCGGATCGCGGCGCGTCCGATGGCGTGTCCGACCGATATTGCCAGATGCAGGAACGCGGCGAGCTGTCGGTTCTGGGCGAGGCGACCGTGCCGCCCGGCCCGTGGCTGGCGCAGATCGTCCAGCACCTGGACGGCATCACCCCGGATTGCATCGTCGGTGACCGCTTTCGCCATGCCGAATTCACCGAGGCGATGCAGGCGGCGGGGCTGGCCCGTGTCCCGTTCATCTGGCGCGGCTTCGGCTGGAAAGACGGCAGCGAGGACATTGAACGCTTCCGCCGCGGCCTGTTCGACGGCGAGGTGAAGGTGGCCCCGTCCATGCTTCTGCGCTTCGCCTTCTCGGACGCGATCACGCTGGTTGATCCGGCAGGCAACCACAAGCTGGCGAAGGCGCGCAGCCTCGGGCGGATCGACGCGGCGGCGGCAACTGTGCTGGCGGTGGCGCAGGGCGCCCGGATGAAAGCGGCCCCGGCCCGGAAAGCGAGGGCGCTATGGCTGTGAGCCGGAAGGAACACGCGCGCCATTCCAAGCATGTCACCTCGACCCGGCGCTGGCAGGTGCTGCGGCAACAGATCCTCGAACGTGACGGCTGGAAATGCCGGTGCTGCGGCGATCGGCGGCGGCTGGAAATCGACCACATCAAATCCGTGCGGACGCACCCGGAATTGTCCTTCGACCCGCGCAATCTGCAAGCCCTCTGCGGTGCCTGCCACACGCGCAAGACCCGGATCGAGTGCGGCCACAAAGAGAAATCCCCCGAGCGCAAAGCTTGGGCCGATGCCGTTGCCGATCTGGCAGCGGAAACTGCAACCCGAGCTGAAAAGGAATGACCATGCTCGATAGTGTCAAGATTGCCAAACGGCAGTCCGAAATCCGCCAGGCCATTGCGCCGCTGGCAGGCAAGACGAACCCGACCGAGGACGAAGTGCGCCAGATGGGCGACCTCGACCGGGAATACTCGACGAATGAAACCCGCTATCGTGCGGCGCTCATTGCCGAGGATACCGAACGGCGCGAGGCCGGGGCTGATCTGGAAACCCGCTCGGGCAAGGAATGGGCGGATCTGATGGGCCGCTTCGAGGTGCGCCAGATCGTTCATGCGCTCGACACCGGCAAGATGCTCTCGGGGCAGACGGCGGAAATCGTGACCGAGTTGCGCAACCGCGGATCGTTTCAGGGGATGCCGGTGCCGCTGGCCGCTCTGGAACAGCGTGCGGGCGAAACCACTTCGGGCGGCATCACCTATCCCGGCCAGCTCTATGCCACGGTCGCGCGGCTGTTCCCCGCTTCTGTCGCGGCGAAGATGGGCGCGGCGACGATCAACGTCGATGTGGGTGATGTGTGGATCCCCGTCACCTCGTCCAGCGTCACGGCGGGATGGGCTGGCGAGGCGGACAATGTTCCGGGGCCGGTGCCCTACACCGAGGAAACCCGGACCCTGAAACCGGATCACAACCTCGGCGTGCATATGCGCATCACCCGCAACGCCCTGAAATACTCCGGGCAGACGCTGGAACAGTCGATCCGGTCGGACATGCTCGGCACGATCGGGGCCGAACTCGACAAGGCGGTGTTCCTCGGCACGGGCGTGGATGGGCAACCGCTCGGCGTCATCACCGGGGCGGCGGATTACGGCATCACCGAACAGGCGGTGAGCGCTGCGGCCAGTTGGTCGGCGTTCCGCGCCGCAGTCGTGGCCTTCATGACCGGCAACGCGGCCGCCGCGGCTTCGGACGTGCTGGCGCTGATCCGGCCCGAGGTCTGGTCCAAGCTGGACGATACGCTCATCGCCGGCACCGCCGTTTCGGAATGGGACCGCCTGACCGGCAACATTCCGGCGGGCAACATCGCCATGTCGGCAAACGCGCTGGCGGCTCCGGCGGCTTCGGCGACCACGGCGCTGCTGACCACGGGGGCGGGCGGCATCCCCCCGATCACGGTGGGCATCTGGGGCGCGATCGACGTGATCCGTGATCCGTTCTCGGACGCACAGTCGGGTGGCCTGCGGCTCACGGCGCTGACCACGGTTGACGTGGCGGTGGCCCGCCCGGCGCAGCTGCGCGTCCTGACCGGGGTGCAGATCTGATGCTCTGGGGCGATCACACGGGCAGCCTTGAGTTGCGGTCTGATGGCGGGGCAACCCGCCTGACGGCCCGTTTCCCCTATGGCCGGGAAACTGAAATCGCGGCGGGGCGGCGCGAGGTGATTGCCCCCCGCGCCTTCCGCACCAGGATCGAGGCAGGTGACGAAATCCACCTGCTGTCCGGTCACGACTACGAAAAGCCGCTGGCCTCGCGCTCGGCCGGCACCCTGACACTGACCGATTCCGATGATGCACTGACGCTGGAGGCGCGGATCGAGGGCGCCACCACATGGGCGCGGGACTTCCTCTCGGCCCATGCGGCGGGGCTGATCCGGGGACTTTCGCCGGGCTTCCGTGTTCCGAGTGGCGGTGAGCGGATCGAACGCCGGGGCGCTGACATCCTGCGCACCATCGCTTCGGCCGAGCTGTTCGAGCTGTCGGCCGTCACCCGGCCGGCCTATTCCGAAGCCCAGATCGAGGCCCGCAACTGGCAGCCCGTGGGCGAGGTGGCGGAACGTGTCGTGGCGCATCACCTGAACCGCTGGAGGCTCTGATGTTCGGATGGTTCAAACGGCAGGTTGTCCCCCAGGTTGAAACCCGTTCGGCATCCTCGACCGGCTACACGGCGCAAATCCTTGCGGCGCGACAGTCCTATATCTCGGGCGTTTCGGGCCTCGGGGAGCTGACGGCGGCGGTGCAATCGTCGGTCAGCCTGTGGGAAAGCGGCCTGAGCCTCGCGGATGTGAAGGGCACGGATCTGCTGTCCCGGAGGATGCTGGCACTCACCGCACGCTCTCTCGCGCTGCGGGGCGAAAGCGTCTGGCTGATCCGCGACCGGCTGGTGCCTTGCTCGGACTGGGATCTGACCACGCGCGACGGCGAGCCCCGGGCCTATCGGGTTTCCATCCCCGAAGCGGGCGGGCCGCGCTCCGACACCGTGCTGGCGGGCGAGGTGCTGCACTTCCGCATCGGCTCGGACGTGGTGGCCCCTTGGACCGGAACGGCACCGCTGCGGCGGGCGCGGCTTTCGGCGGATCTGCTGGAACAGCTGGAAACTGCGCTCCGCGACGTGTTCCGGGATGCCCCGATCGGCAGCCAGATCGTGCCGATGCCGGAAGGCTCGGCCGAGGATATGGCATCGCTGCGCTCTGCCTTTGTCGGCAAACGTGGCGCGACGATGGTTGTGGAAGGCGTAGCGCAGGCTGTCGGAGCCGGGATGCACCCGCAGCTTGGCAAGGCCCCGGATCAGCTTTCGCCGGATCTGTCCGATACGCTGGCGGACAAGATGCTGACCGAGGCCAAGGGCGCGATCTACGGCACCTTTGGTATCCTGCCCGGGCTGTTCAACCCGGCGACCACCGGGCCGCTGGTTCGCGAGGCGCAGCGTCATCTTGCCCAGATCGTATTGCAGCCGATCGCCAATATCATGGCCGAGGAAGCGGCCGAGAAGCTCGGCGCAGGCGTTCAGGTCGACGTGGTGCGCCCGATGCAGGCTTTCGACGCCGGCGGCAAGGCCCGCGCGCTGGCAACGATGATCGGCGCTCTGGCGCAGGCCAAGGAAGCCGGGATCGACGGCCCTACCCTACAGGACGCGCTGTCATTCATCGACTGGCAGGACTGAGTTTAGGCGGGGTGCGCCTGCGGCTTATCCACGCGAAGCACCTGGGATTAGACGGTGAGTGCCCGGCGTCATACCCGAAAACCCCGTCAAGGCGCGGCCCTTCTGAACTTCCGGGGGCGCGGCGCAGATCGTCACGGTTATAGAGCCGGGGGCGATCATCTGGCCTCGTCATGCTTCGCGCTGGCGGGGCCTTCATCGGCGAGATGTTTCCGCAATTCCAAAAGCTCCTGCGCCACTGCTTGCAGCACCGGTATCAATGATCTGTGTAAGTCGTTAGATTCCTCACGCAGTTCGTTCTGCTTTGCCAGCTTCTTTGCGATATCTTCCAACTCAGTGGCGATATCCTGCGCAATTCCATCATCCATTATCGATGGTCCTTTCGTGGTTATCCACAGGTTCCGTCAGTTTTCCTGTTCCGTTCCGTGTGCTTTATTTTCTTATATTTTCTTTTCTTATCTTATAGTTGGTAACTGTTACCAATGTATGTGGAACAGTTATATTCTGTTCTGGTAACAGTTTCGGTAAGCGGTCCCACGATGGATAAGAAGCTTAGGCCCACGCTAAGATTTCTGCAACCTCACCCCGACGCCGCCGCCGTTCTCGGGGATGAACTCGACGCCAGCGGCTTCTAGGGTGCGGCACACAGCTTCGACGTTGTTCGCCATACCTACCGCAGGCCCCTCGCTGGCTTCCATACGTTTTAGCGTGGGCACAGAAATCCGCGCAACTGCTGCAACTGTTGCTTGCGAGAGGCCTGCAAGAGCGCGGGCTGCGGCAAGTTGACGTCCGGTTGGGCGTTTTTCATCCATAAGGATCACATTTATCCCGAGGTATTGACTTTAAGCTTTTTCTGAGCCAATAGTATCATACTGAAACTTGAGATCAATGGAGTCCTGTCATGCCGAACCCTGTTCCGGCAGCCGTCACCGGCTTGCCTTCCGACCGCCTGAATGAAATCCACGACATGCTCACGCTGGCGCTGGACGCCACCGAACGCCCGACCGGCTACAGCCAGACCGAACGCGAAGCCCGCAGCTACATGCGCATCGCCCTGCGCCGGACCTGCAAGCTGATGGAGGTCCGGGCATGATTGGCCGTGAAAATCACATGGACAGAATGCGGACATGTTCCCGGCAGCTCAAAGCCGTCTTGGCGGCTCTTGATGCGGTCGTGGATGATCCTGACCGGATTGATCTTGCGTTGTGCCTCACTTCAGGCGCGCAGGAGCTGGCTCAAGAATTGAATGCCGGGTTGGATGTCGTCAATCTGCCGAAAGGTGAAGCAGCATGATGCGCCGTGATCTTCTCTGTGTTGCCCCGCTCGCTCTTCTGCCCATCACCGCACCCGGGCAGGCCGATGCTACAGAAACTCCGGTCATGCGCCTCTTCCGCGCATGGCAGGCGGCAGAGGCCGAAGAATGCGCGGCATATCGCGCGCACCCCGACACGCCGAAAGGCGACGCGATCTGTGAAGCCATGAGGAAACGCCGCACCGATATCGAAGACCGTATGATGGCCACTCCCTGTGTGACCGCCCAAGACTTCACGGCGAAGGTGGCCGCATGGACTAGCTTTGGCGTGTTTGGGCTGCCCAGTGAACGTGAGGCTCCGGGTTTCTGGGCAGAGGCGCGGGCATTAGTTTGGGCATAACTTCATATGGTCAGTTGACAATATGCCTGACGCCGATATATGGTCAGGCAACCATAGGGGGTTATCATGAATATCTTTCACGCCAAGTTCTCCACGAGCCAAATTACCGAGGCCACCGGAGTGAACAACGACACGCTGCAAAATTGGCTAAAGCGTCAGCTGATTATCGGCCAAAAGGATATTGTAGGTGGGGGATCGCAAGGTCGCCACCGTCAGTACAGCTTTTTCAACCTGATCGAAATTGCCGCCGCCAAGGCTCTGGTGGATGCTGGCATGGGGGATCTTAAGTCGGCGTTTAAAGCCGCTAACATGTTTGCGCACACCGGGGGCGGCCCCCTTGGCGGCACCCCCGAACGCGTGCCCGGCTGCCCTTTCAATAAGTGCCCCGGAATCACACTTTTGGTCGCTGGACCGGGCTGGTCCGATGAAGTTTTCATGGCGCCCAATGACTCGGCGCTTAAGCTCTACACCGACCTCGTATTCAAAGCGCCCGCTGGACGCGAAGGCTGCATTTTCGTGAATATGAGCGACGTATTCGACAGAGTCGTAGTTCGCGTGGGCTATCGCCCCGTCGAGGTTCTCGGGATCGCTTATCCGAAGGGGGCCACCGCCTGATGAGCCGCGTGCCCCCCTTCTATGTGAACGAGAAGAACGCCGCCGCCCTGCTGGATATGGGCGTCGCGGAGTTCCGTTCGCATGTGGAGGCGGGACACCTTCCGCGTGGCCGGGAAATCGCCCCCGGTGCGATTCGGTGGAGTGCCGAGGCCCTGCGCATGATCGGGAACGGTGACGCGGTGGAAGGGATGGGAGGCGTGCAATGGTGAAAAAATACTTGTGGAGGCACCCCTCGGGACGCATCTATTTCCGCAAGAAGGGCATGAAGCTGATCCGCATCGATGCCCACGAGGGCACGGAAGCGTTCGATCAGCAGTATTGGGAAATCCTGACCGGAAAGCGGTTCGAGGCGAAAACCTCATGGGCCGCGCTGATGGATGACTACCGGACCTCGGATCGCTGGACGAGCCTCAAGCCCCGCACGCGCTCGGACTACGACAGGGTGATGGACTACCTGCGCGAAAAGATCGGCACCCGGGACGTGAAGGCGCTGAGCCGCTCCGATGTGATCGCGGCGCAGAAGGCGAACGCGCACCGCACCCGGTTTGCGAACTACATCCCCCAGATGCTCGTGGTTCTCTGCGAACACGCGATTGACCTGGGGTGGATCCAGAACAATCCGGCGAAAGGTGTCCGCGCGCTCAAGACGCCCACTGAGCGGAAGAAAGAACATCTGCCTTGGCCCGATTGGGCGGTGGACAAGTTCCGGGCCGAGGCCAAGCCGCTTCCCCGTCTGATCTTCGAGATCGGCGTGGGCAGTGTCCAGCGCCCCGGCGACTGGGTGGGCTTCCGGTGGGGTGACTATGACGGCGATTCCCTCACCCTGCGTCAGAACAAGACCGACAAGCCGCTGGTGCTGCCCTGCACTGCGAACCTCAAGGCCGCGTTGGACTGCGCCAAGGCGTCGCTCGGCGCCGTGCCGATCGCCGCCCGTTCCATTCTCATCACGCGGGACGGGAACCCCATGAACTACAACGGCATGTCCCACCTGATGCTTGCCGAGCGTCAGCGCCTCGGGCTTGAGGCCTATGACCTGCATGCCCTGCGCTATCGTGGCGTGATGGAATTGGCATGGGCAGGCTGCGATGACGACGAGATTGCCGCCTACTCCGGCCACGCCACGAAAAAGATGGTCATCAAGTATGCAGGCGAAGCCCGCCAGATCGTGCGTGCGCGTCAGGCGCGGGAGAAACGCCAGTGAACAGAACAGGCACAGAACAGAAACGTGATACCCTTGGTGATACCCTTGGCGAAGCGTGCTCCGCCAAGGGACTGAATTATATGAATATTGACCGGGAAAAGATGCCCGTCAGTTCGGATTGTCCATCCGCAGCACCATCTGCACCCGCCCGATCGCCGGCTCCGGCCAGTTCAGCGTCACGTTTCGCCGGGCGGTGCCCTGCTCGACCTGAACGAAGGGCATTCCCGTCACGCGCGCGCCCGCGCCATTGGTGATCGGCCCCTCGCTGACCACGCTTTCGACATTCCGCGCCCAGCCGGCGAAGGGCAGATAGGCCCCCGCCGCAACGGTCCAGACCGACTGCGCCGTGGCCTGGTTCACCTCGACCATCACCGGATTCGCGGTCAGCTGGTTCACCCCGTTGAACGCGTTCCCCGAGAACCGCACATTGCGCATCCTCTCGTTGTCGAGCGTGGCGAAGGTCGTATCCACCGCCTCGATCCGGTCGATGGTGCAGTCGACGGTGCGGAACACGTTGCCGGACACGTTCAGACCATGGATGAAATGCCCCGCGCCATAAGGCTTCACCGAGAACCAGGTGAACCAGGACGTGGTGCGGATACAGACGAAGGTGTTGCCCGTCACCGTCAGCCCGCCAAAGGAATATTCCGTCCCGAACTTCGGATCCGGCGCATATTCGTTGGTCCATTCGATGGTCGAATTGTCGATGTAATTGCCCGTCACCGCCGATTGCACGTTCGGCTGGCAGAAGACCAGCCCCGGCAGCCGCGGCCCCAGCGTCGTGTCATCCCCCTGGAACCAGTGCGAACCGACAATCAGATGCCCCGTCCCGGCCAGCAGCATCGTATGGCGGAACCGCACAAAGCGGCTTTCGCGGATCTTCACGTCATTCGCATTGACGTTGAGCGCGATGGACACCCGCTCGGGCGCCGCCACCGTCATTTCATTCGACAGGAACTGGCAGCGGTCCACCAGCAGATCCTGACAGCCGCGCCCGATCGAGGTGATGCCCTTGTCCTTCGGCCGCACCACGTAGCAATCGCGGATCTGGAACATCTCGCCCGAGGGCGGCAGCATGATGCAGCTTGCCGCGCCATTGCACAGGAATTCGACGTCATCGATGTTGAACCGGTCGAGCTTCGCCAGCCCGGAAAAATCCAGCACATATTTGTGCCGGGTGAAGGTCAGCACCTGCGTCCCCGAGCCACCGTAGAACGGCTGCGACAGCGTGAGCGAGCCCGCCCCCACATCCACCGCCAGCACATAGACCTCGCGCCCGACGCCGGTGCCGGTCACCCGCGCGCCGACGGGGATATTGGCGATATTCGCCACATTGGTCAGCACCTTGGGGTTCAGCGTCGAATAGGTCGCCTGCGAGGTCACGACCGTGTCGTTCCACGCCGTCCCCTCGATGATGTTGAACTGACCGTTGCGCAGCACCCTCCGGTTCGAGAAAGAGGTGATGTCGGGTGCCAGCGCCTTGACGTCGATCGGCTCGGTCACCTCGATGCGCCGCCCCTTGAGGTCGAGCGTGTTGTGGTCGGTATAGGCGAACAGCGCCTGCAGGGCCTTCTTGAAGCCCAGAAGCTCGTTGCCGAAGGCCGCGGCATAGGTCGGGAAATCGTAGCTCCCCTGCAAGATCAGGCGCGCCGCGACCGGCATTGCCACCGTTCCCGCAAACCGCACCGGGGCGGTGATCGTCAGGCTGCTGCCGATATAGTATTTTCCCGCCGGCACCACGATCGAGCGCCCGTTCGCGGCCGCATCCGCCGCGGCGAAGGCCGCGCGGTCATTGGTCACGCCGTCGCCCTTTGCGCCATAGTCGCGCACGTCGACCCAATCCATCATCGTGCGCAGGAAGACGTCGGTCACATCCTCGATCTGGATATCGTCGATCCGCACGACGCCGCCGTTCAGCCCGATCAGGTCGAGCCCGAAATGGCCATAGGCCGGCGCGGTGCCCCAGACCATGTCCACCCCGCCCCGCGCACCGGTGCCGACGATCGCCGAAACGGTGGTGACCCGGCCGTAATCCGACAGGGTGACGGTGCTGCCGACCTCGGTCAGCCCGCCGACATGCGCGCCCGCGGCATTGACCGCATATCCCGCGATCCGCACATTCGGACGGTTGCCGCTCATCGCCTTGAGCCGCGCGGTGATCCGCAGATAGCAGCCGGGCAGGATCGGCGTCTGCCCCATGTAGCGCAGCTTTTCCGTGCCGAGCGTCTTCACCAGTTCAAGACAGGAACCGAAATCGGGATCCGCCGCCACGACCGCCGCCGTGCCGGAGCCAAGATAGGTCGCCGATCCCGGCAGACCGTCCTCCCGCGACCATACGCCCAGACCCGCCTCGAATGCGGGTGGCATCAGTGCCAGCCCGTCGGTAACCGCCAT